GTGATATTCAATTAGAAACATTAAAACAACAAGGTGTAACTAACAGACTTGAATTACAATCACAGTTAAAGCAACAAGAAATTGGTGCTGCTGCAAGTGCAAAGATTCGTATTGCGTCAGCTATTGCTGAGGAAAAAGAAATCGCTAAAGCTAGAAAGGATGTAGTGAGCGTGACACCTATTGACACAACCACCTTGACAAAACAATTACAGGCTGAAACTGAAATTGTTAAACAGTATGTTACAGCTAGAGTTGCTATACAAGATGATATGCACAAACAAATAAACGCATCTCAATCATCTAATTATAACACATCCTTTGGTAATAAATTTAAACTTGAATTTGACCAAGTTTCAGCAGACATTAGATTTTCTAAGCAAAAAGTAGATAATTCACGAATGGAGACTGAGTTAGCTACACATATAGCGACTGTTTCAAAAATTGTCAAAAATGAATCGGAAAGCTCTGTTTCAAAAAGGTCAATCTTTAACAACTATGATGATTCTAAGGTGATAAATGAAAGAGTTGTTGTTGAAAAAGAATTTTATTCAAAGTTAGCATCTTTAGCAAACGAAAATGTTTTGCAGCAAAAGAATGCAGATTCGCAAATTCTATTAAGTCACTTAGAACTTGATAAAAAGGTAAGTGATTCATTTGATGCTAGAAGCAAAGAGCGTCAAACTACATTGTTGCGAGAGGTCGAGTATGAGAAAAACTTACGCTCCACAATGTATTCTGGTCTATTTACACCTGTTATGGATAGACAAGATTCCATAAATATAGAGGCTAAAAAAAGAAATGCGGCTGAAGAAATAGCCTTATTCGATAAAGTTAGAAATTACAAAAACAGTAGCCTTGATACAGACAGTGCTAATTATAGAAAACGGGCTGATGAATTAGCAGCTACATTTAGTTCAATTAAATTCGCTCCTAAAATAGATACTAAAACACAAGACCAGTTTGATAGTATTATTGATAGAATAAATAAACTGAAAGAACAGAAAGAATCTGTCTTATTTAGTTTAAAAGAAATTGATGTTGCTTATGAGAATCACAAGAATAAAACAGTTCAAGCTAATTTAGAAATTAAAGCTGCTGAAGAAGCTAGAGCTAAAGCGACACAAAATGCAGTTAATTATTCTTCTTTTTGGAAAAATGAACTCGATGCTCTCGATGCTAGAAATGTAAAATTAAAAGAAACCTTAGTATTAGAACAAAAACTAATCGAAACTAGATTGCTTAATAAACCATCGATTGGGTCATTAGATAGGTCGCAATTACAAGGAGGTGTTAGCGGTAATTATCAGATAGGAACTAAACAAGCTGCTGAAAATCTTATCTACAGTAATTCCCCAATGGCATCGGCTACATCATTATTAGCTGAACAACTTAAAAACGAGCAATACTTAGCTCGAGTAAAACTCGCATCCGATACAATGGAACGAGAGTTTCGTAACAATACGGTAAAGGAAAATAATATAGCGTGGTTGACATCAGTTAAACAAATATCTTCTGAGTGGGAACGAACTGAAAATTATCTAAGAGATGTTAGAAAACAATCTCGTTTAATGGAATCAGCAGATAGAGAATCTGCATTTCAAAAACAAAAAGCTGAAGCATTATCTATTGAAAATTATCTAAGAGATGTTAGAAAACAATCTCGTTTAATGGAATCAGCAGATAGAGAATCTGCATTTCAAAAACAAAAAGCTGAAGCATTATCTATTGAAAATTATCTAAGAGATGTTAGAAAACAATCTCGTTTAATGGAATCAACAGATAGAGAATCTGCATTTCAAAAAAGATTGAGTGATGAGCAACGTATGTTACAAATGATTCGCTCACAAGAACAAGAGAACGCTCATTTTGCACAACAGCAAATGATGCGTCAAAATCCACAAACTATCCTCGCAAATCCATCTACAGGTAACACAAACGGTATAATCAGTGAATTAACTAACGGTCTTAACAAACTCCAACAAATTTTAATGTTAGTTGGTGTAGCGATGTCGGGTCGTCAGATTATGGAATATGCTGATAGCTGGACACATTTTACCAATGCTGTCGGTATCGCTACTGAAAAAACAGGTCATGCTGCACAGATGCAATCTACCTTATTTGCAGTTGCTCAGAATACTCGTGCGCCATTAGAATCTATTACAGGGTTATATCTTCGTTTGGCGCGTGCTGGTGAAACATTAAATATGTCACAAGAGCAAACTGTGAGTATGATTTCTACTGTAAATAAAGCGTTAGCTATCATGGGTACATCCCCTGCTGCTGTTAGAGGCGGTCTACTTCAATTAGAGCAAGCATTGGGCGGTGTGACCGTTAGAGGGCAAGAATTTAAGTCTATCTTGGATAGTATGCCAAACATTATTGCCATTGTAGCAAAGAACTACGATGAGGCTGCTAGAGCAGTAGAATATAATACAGCTGCGTTACAAGGAGCAACTGCTGTTGAATTAGAAGCTATCGCTAGTAAAAAGGGGCATATTAAAACAATTGCGGATTTACGAAATGAGATGTACGCTGGGAAAATATCGTCTGAAGCATTCGCACAGGCTATTCTATTAGGTCAAAATGAGATTGATGCTACTTTTGCAAGAACACATAAAACATTTTCGCAAGCGTTCACTGTGTTTAATAATGGAATGATTAAAACAATTGGGCAGTTTAATGAAGGTAGTCACTCATCTGATTTATTCTTTGGTGCAATGGAGGTCGGTGCAAAGAACATCGATGTTGTCGCAGCAGCGTTGATTGGGTTGGCAGCAGCTTACACAGGTGTTAAAATTGCAGCCGCTTTAACAGCCGCTGCTGAAATGGGCGAAGCTACTGTTCGTACTGGACTCACCATAGCCAAAAACCCCATTGCTGTGGCAGCTGTTGCAGCCACAGCGGTTGGTGTGGCTGCATCTACATACTACGCATTGACACCTTCTAAAGAATCACTTGATAGAGATAAATTGGCGGACAATGAGTTAAGATTAAAAGAAGCATTGCAAAACAAAGATGTCGATAATATTAAAAAATATACTAAACTAAAAGAAGAGTCTATCGTAAATTTAGCTAAACTGGAACGTGAAGCTGGTGATAAACAAATTCTGGAGTTACAAGAAGGTATTAAAAAATACGATGCTGCGTTAAAAAATACTGGTAATGGTGTAATTACCGATGCAACTAAAGATGCTGCTAAAAAATATCTACCTGATTATGCGACTTCTCGTATTGAAGCAGAACGCTTATTAGAAGGAGCTATTAAAGCTAGAGCTAATACTGAGCAATCTGAAATTGCTAAGTTAGAAGAATTGAAACTAGAAGCCGCTAAATCATCACAAGAAAGATTGCAAACTGAAGGTATTTTGGCTAGTGATAAGGCAATAAGTAAACAAGCAGAGCGTCAAAAAGAATTAGAACTACCTCCATCAGCAAGAAAAGAATTAGCCGCATATAATAAATTATTAGATGATGCGATCCTTGAATTAGGAAAATTTGATAAAGCACAGAAAGATTTATACGAATCATTACCTTTAGAGGACGCGCGTCTTAGATTTGAAAAAGATTTCCCTATTACGGTGAAACCAAGACAAGAAAACGCTAAGAAAACTGTAGCAGATGAGGAGTTCGCTAATACAGCAAAGCAAGCTGAAACAGATAAAAAACGCTGGGAAGAACGTAAAGCAAATGATTTAAAAATCTTCGATGATATGATTTCTACAATTGAAGAAAAACGAAATAAAATAACCGAATCACTAAAACCTTTAAAAATAGATGTTGATATTAAAGGTAATAATTTAGGAAACATTAGACCTACTAGTGGTAGTGGTTTTAATACTTATGGTTCAGCACAAGAAGGTCTGAGTGCTGTAGATAGACAACTTGCTATTTATGGTAGTAAACACAGTATTGATACGTTAGAAAAAACAATTAGTAGATGGTCACCTCCTAATGAAAATGATACAGCTAGATTGATTAGAGATGCGTTAAAAGATACGGGATTAAAACCTAATCAAAAAATTGATTTATCTGACGACTCTGTTAGAAAACTCGTGACTCACGCTATCATTAGACAAGAACACAGTAAAGCTGTTGCGGACAATGCAATGGGGGGTGTTTCTGAATCTACTATACCTATGTTGCAAAAACGCACTGAATTAGATACAAAAATAAATAGCTTATATTCAGCTAGAGCTGCTTATGAAAAAGAAGCCAATCAAGCTAATTATGATAGGGTACAAGATTCACAGCGTGATGTGGCGTTAGCTGAGAAAAAAATTGTTAATGAAAAACAACTTAACAATGTTACTCAATCTGGTCTACGCGAAAGAATGCAAGAAGCAATGGCTATCGATAAGTTGCGCGAAAAATACACAGGTACGGGAGAGAACATAAATCAACGATCTTCATTTGATGATTCATTACGCGTAATGATGGTAAACAAAGGAGCTATTAGTGCCTTAGCTGATTTGCAACGAACATTAGATGCTAAAATTGCTGAAGGTAACGCTATTGCACCTAAAACAGCAGACGCTAAAAAAGCGTTGGATTTACAAGAACTAAAAGCGATAACAGATACCGAAGAAGGTAGATTAGAACACAAAAATAAACTAGTTGAATTGCAACAAGAATACAATCTATTGTTAAAATCAGAAAATAGAATATCTAAAGAAATAAACGATACTGTTCGTGCAACTGAGCAAGTTAAAAATAAACAACAAGAAGGTATTATAAAAGCCTCTGATTATGTGACTAACACAATGGGATATAAACCACCTAGTCGTGCTGGGCAGTTATTTGCTACACAACAAGATATTAGAAAACAAAAAGAACAAGTCGGTATTATCCCTGATTCAGATGCAATGGCTAAATTTAATGCTGATATGGACACGCAGTTAAAAGATAGAACTCTAAAAGTAAATATTGAGTTCGATAAAGCTGATATGCAAACAGCAATGACTGAAATGACAGCAGCGTCTAAAACATTAGCCGATTCTTTTGGTAGTGTGGGAAAATCCATAGGCGATATGGGAACATCGTTAATGGCTATGTTGGATGTGACTATCCAGAACGCTAATGCGTCAAAAGTAGAAGAAGAGTCCTATACTGCTCAAAGAGAATTGGTATTGGCTAAAAAAGACAATTCTGTAGAATTAGCAGAATTAGATAAATCGCACGCAGCAGAAAAATCTAAATTAGATAAAAAATCAGCAATGGAAACCATCGACGGTATGGCGAATGTCGCAGGGGCAGCATCGCAGATGTTCGCTAAACAATCAGCAGGTCGCAAAGCATTACACGCTGTTGAAATGACATTGCACATAGCAGGATTAGCTATGAAAATCGTAGATATTGCTACAAATATACCGTTAACGATTTCAAATATGGCTGCTGGTGCTGCTAAGTTCTTCGCACAAAGTGGTTGGGCAGGGTTTGCGGGTGTAGCTGCTATGGCGGCTGTTATGGCAGGTTTAGGTTTTGCAATGATGGGTGGCGGTGGTAGTAAAGAGCAAGACACATCTACTCCAGATACCGCAACAACGGGTTCAGTGAAGGGCGATAAGTCACTTGCGTCAAATTCAGTAAACGATGTAGTTGATACATTAAATTCAATTCACTATAAAGAATATGTGCAATTGATTGCTATCGCAGATGGTTTTAAGAATCTACAAGGTGCAATGGCTAATACCATTGAAATGGTAGTTGCTAAAGGTACTTTCACAGGTAATGTTAATGCTGGGTCAAATAAAACTAACAGCGGTGCATTAGAAAAACAATTTGCTATGGGATTAGGTACAACTGTGTTAAGTGCAGGCTTAGCCGCAGCTGGCATAGGAACAGGTCTTGCAACTAGCGCACTAGCTGGTTTAATTGGAGTCATGTCAGGTATATCTACAAGCATAACAGGTGCATTAGTCGGTATGTCTGCTGCGTTAATGGGCGGCGGTTTAATGGCTGCCGCTGCAATGGGAGGTATAGGGATACTTGTTGGCGCGGCTATATATGGGTTAGGTAAATTACTAGGTATAGGTAAAGTTAAATACGAAAAACTTGGTTACGGTATGGTTATGGATGCACAATCGATGATACTCGATGGCGCGATGCACGCTGTAGCTGTGTATGACTATACAAAAGTGAAGCAAACCACTAAAGGTTGGTTTAGCAACTCTGTTAAAATTTATGATGTGATAAACGGTATAAATCCAGAGTTAAGCGGCGCAGTAACAAGTGTTTTTTATAATTTTTCAAAAACAATCAAAACGGCGATACATTCACTCAACTTAGAGGATAATGCAAATAAAGATATTTTCATCCCTAAGATAAAACTAAATTTTAAAGGTTTAAAACCAGATGAAATTACAAAGAAAATAAACGATTCGTTAAACACTACAATGGATACTATAACTGAGGGTGTACTAAATGGTCAGTTATCGAAGTTTCAGAAAATGGGAGAAGGCGCGTTAGCTGCACTAGGTCGTATTGCAACTGAAACAGGCGTTGTGGTAAATAAGTTTTCTAAACTAGGGTTGGATACAGGTAACGCTGGTTTAGGTTTGATAACAGTATCTGATTCACTAATTAGCGTTTTTGAGTCTTCAGCGAATGCAAAAGATGGTTTGAAAAACTTCATCTCTGTGATGGATGGTATTTATGAATCGTGGACTGATAAAGGTAAAAAAAGTCAGGATTATATTGTCGATTTATTCACCAGATTATCGCTTTTAAATGCAGCATCTACTGCTATTTCACAAAGTCCTTCTGAAAAAAGTTCAATTGTTACAATTGATATTCCAAAAATTACACACACGGTGGACACGACTTTCAAATCATGGAAAGCTCTAACTGAAGGCGAACTTAAAACTATACTGAAAGATACGAATAAAGCCAAAATAAGTGATTTAACCACATCTCAAATACCACCTGCGCTTTTGGCTAAGTATGAGGGATACGCTACAGGCACAGCGGGTGAACAGTATGTTAAATTTTTTAAGGATTTATTGGGGGTTTGGTCAGATAGGCAAGCTATAGTAGATACTACTAAAGCCAATGCTGAGAGTAATTTAACAAAACTACCTAGCATGGACGAACTTAATATCAATATAGATGCAAATACTGTGACTGCAAAAGACTTAATTGGCGCATTGAAAGCGGCAACATCTCATTTAGCTGAGTTAAGTAATAGCTTCACAGGTATCAAACGTATCGGTGCGGATACCGTTGCTTCACAAAGTACTACCGTACTAGAAACTCCTGCATTTAAAAAACTATACGATGCTTTAGATACAAAGTTGGGTAAATTACCTAATGATGTTGCTATGATGAACTCAAGTGATTTTACACCTAAAGAGTTAGCTACGCTAAGAAGTATGGCTGATACAATACCTACCGATAAAAATGCTATTCCTGTAGGTTTTGCAAACGCACAATTGAAAATTATTGAAGCTAATGATGCTGCAATTACTAAATTAAAAGAAGTGAAATCTTACGATACTGATGCTTTTAAAAACTATGTAACAGAGAAGTTAGGCAAGGTTCAAATAGGTACTGATATTACAGGTAAAGCCATATTAGGTAATGAAAACATATTTGATAAATTATCATTAGATAAACAAACGCTATTGTTAAGTCAGATTAAAACTATATTGGGTCAGCAAGATGTAAACTATCAATCTAATGCGCTTAACACACTATTGAATACATATCAAACTGGAGCAGGTGGCATTACATCTACTACAGCTATGATTGATTCGATTACTCTTTTGAAAGATTCTGCTGATAAGATATTTGCATTTCAAAAAGACAACGCTGCTACGGCTGAACGAATACTCGCTGCGACAACAACAGCTGATGAAACAAAAGCAAGAGCTAACGCAGCATCTCTTGTTGGATTAAACAGCGTAACTAGCATTAGTTCTGGCATTAAGTTAATTAGTGAATCATTGGTAGTTGCTGCTGAAACTTGGGCATCTAAGTTAGATGACACTACAAAAGCACTATATGGTATTACCGATAGCACTAAACTAACGCAAATGGCGTTTGTTGCATATAGTAATACTATAGATAAGGCAAATGTTTCTGTTCAAGATTTTGCTAAATCGCTGACTGATTTTAAGAAAACAGTCGCTGAATGGACGATAGGTCGTCAAATTACACAAGAGGGTTCTACAGCATCCCAATTAGAAACAGCATTAGGTAAGTTTAAATTTCAAATAGGCACATTAACTGGAATTGGATATAATACCAGTAGCATTACAGATGCTATTTCAAAAACGAATGTGGACGCATACATTAAAAGGTCTGAAACAGCTAATGTGGGCAAAACTGTACTTGAAATTAAGACGGCTTTAATGTCAAGTATTACAGGTACAGCAGACCAAGCGATTACTGCGATTAAAAATTTCTATGGGTCAAGTAAACAAGGAGCTGATTTAGTAAAAAATGTGATGGATGCTGTAGCATTATTACCTACAGCAATTGATCCCGGTAACGATAGGGTTTTAACCGTTCAAGAAGAAATTCGTGAGCTATTGAAAGCTATAAATATATCAAGCGATAAAACATCAACATCAAGTGGATTAACTGCAACATCAACTGGATTAACTGCAACATCTAGTAGTCAAATTGCAACATCAACTGGATTAACATCAACATCAACTGGATTAACTGCAACATCAACTGGATTAACTGCAACATCAACTGGATTAACTGCAACATCTACTGGTGAAACAGCGGTATCTAGTAGTCAAATTGCAACACTAACCGCTATAATAGCAGCATCGAAAGGTGCAAGCAACTCAACAACCAATAATACTACTACATACATATCTAGTAGTAATCCCAATAACTATAGCGGAAACATAATTGTAGATATGAGTGTTATTGAACGTGGTTTAAGTCCAATTATACCAATGATTGATGCGCTAAAAAAGCTATCGGATAACGTTAATTTACTAAGCAATATATTAAATCAGGGAATAACTGTTAATGGCGTTACTGGTACTGGTACTGGTACAGGTGGTGGTACAGGTGGTGGTACGA